ATGATTGGGACGGTCGGGAGCCTGAAAGGTTTACTTGGCGTACGCGTTGCCTTTTCTATCGTGAGGAATGGGTTTCACGATAGAGCGACGACCACGGGGAACAGGGAAGTGGTTATGGTTAGTGCGATTAGCCCAGCCGAACGCAACGCGCTGCTGAGGCGTTGGTTTACACCCGAAGAGCTGGGGTATCTATCCAAGCGGGACCCCAATATTGTCGAGCAAGATCTCTGGAACACAGCAGAGATTATCTTGAGCCGACGCAACGAAGAAGAAGCGGGCTCAGCTCGCGCGACGCTTCAGTTGAGCCATGGTGCGAGCCAAGATTGGCCCACGACCGAGCGCCTAACCTACATGTTGACGGTGGTACTTGAAGTACTCGGCGACGACCAAAGTCGCCATCTATTCAAGGAGGAGCTTTCCCAGATCTTGGCTGGCCGACCCATGCATTCTTAATACGCCGTCATTCGTAAAGGCTCAAGTCGCTGCTATAGCGGACGTGAGCGGACTGCATCTACTTAGGTTTCAAACATGGCTTGTAGGCGCTCGTAGTTGGTATCTCCCGCGACTCGAGTGGCGTTACCTACCAAACTATCTCCGCTACGCGGCGTAACTCTCGACATCCGCATGGAACCGCTTACGAATCTGACTATCCCCCGGGCCTCGTCCGGATCAGCATCGCCGATCCCTCGCGGACGCCGAGGGGCACCACCCGCCACTCGGTACCGGCGATGCACTCGGCTACCGCCACACCTACGCCTGGGCACCCGCGCCGGTCCAAGTCGCCATAGTCATCGAGCACGATCACGCCGCGCGCCGTCATTCGCGGCAACAGGTAGTCAAGGCAATCCCTTGTTGATTGGTAAAGATCACCGTCCACGTGAGCGAGTGCGAACGGTCCCGGGATCTGTGGCAACACATCTTTGAACCATCCTCGGTGAATGCGGCAGTAACTGGCCACGCCTGCGCCTGTGAGCAAAGCCATAACCTGTTTTGTCGTCGTCGCACAGGCACGCTGCAGGCGCGCATGGTCGCTAACGCGCACGGGGCCGTCCTTTATCGGGTCAGGGTCTGGGAACCCTGGCCATGCATCGACTAGATGCAGGATCCGCGTACTCCCGTAATGCCGTAGCACCTCGGCGAGGAGAGTAGCCGTGCCTCCCCTCGACACACCGCACTCGATGAAGTCGCCGTCGCCCGCGCTCGCCTGTGCGCTCGCTTCCATTAGCAGATGCCTCAGCCGTTCCGCACCCAGGAGGGATAGCAGCCTGGCGAGCTGGAGAAATCGCGCCTTGGGCTTCAGCCTCAGCTTCACCTGGTCAGGCCTCAAACATGGCTGATCGGCACCCGCCGATGGCACTGGCCGCAATCAAGGTCACGCTATCCACCAGGCCATTTCCCTCGGGCGGCGTAGTGCTCGACGTCCGCGTGGAACTGTTTTCTCACCACCGGCAAGAGCCCGACGATGCGAGCGGCTGCGCCGGCATCGGCCCCCTGAGCGTTGATGTTCATGCTGACGTTGACGTCACCCATGCCGCCGGCAGGCGCAATCACACCCGGCACATTGGGAAAGAAAGGTTCGGGGCCGTGCTCACCGACCATATACGCGCCGCCTGCACTGACCTGGCCGCCAGCGGCGTGGCCAGTGAACGGGCCCGTGGCCGAGCCCGCTGAAGTCGTGCCACCGCTTGGGTTGATGAAGGCGAGGAAGCTGCCAAGTGAGCTACTGGTACCGGTCAGGTTCATGGCGATGCGGGTGGCGGTAGCCTGCGCGACCATGTTGATCAGCATGTCGATCCACGACTGCAGGATGTCGTTGAAGTTGCCGTGGAGCGCGTTGACCAAGTCCGTGCCCAGCGTGGACTGGATGGATTGCTGGGCCTGCTTGGCATAATCCATGGCCTGGGTAGTAGCCGCCTGCACCTCCGGTGCCAGCTTCTCCAGGTGGAGATTGAGCGGCGTCATAGTACTCGTCGTCTTGTTCAGGTCATCCAGCGTCTGCTGCTCCTGCACAAGGTTGGCGATAAAGCTCTGCGTGTCCCCGCCCATGGCCTTGACCGCGCTGGAGAGGTCCCCGACCGTGAGCCGATACTGCAGCACCTGAGCGTTGGTCATGCCGTAGGTACTGAGCTGGTCGGTAAGGGACATCTCAATATCATTAAGCGGCTTGATCGCGGCGGTAGCGGCGTCGGCGCGCTCATGTGCGAGATTCTTCTCTGCCAATGTCACCTGGTCGGTCTGGGCGGCGATCTTATCCTGTAGGTCGAGGATGTCCTGTTGTTGCTGGGTGATGGCGGCGCCGAAACCGCTGGCGGGGTTGCGGCCAGTAGGTGGCGTAGCTGCCTGGAGCTCCTGCAGCTTTGCCAGTTGGGTCTGAGCGCCGGTCAGCTGCTCCTGCAGTTGCTTTAGAGCGTTGGTCTGTGCCGCGAGTTCTACTTGAAAAGGCTTTGATTTATCGGTATTGAACGAGTCCGTCAGCTTCTGGTTAGAGGCAGCCAGTGCGTCTGCTTTCTTCGAAGCCTCATCAGACTCACCGACGAAGAGCGCCAAGGCAGACGCCGCGGCGACGACTGCTAGCACTGGCCAGGATGCGACGCCGATGAGGCCGATGGCACCGGCCAGCCCGCGGACCGCGCCTGACGCCAGGGTCGAGCCTTGCGTGAGTCCGTCGAGGCCGGCGAAGTTGAGCGCGGACGCGCCTACAGCGAGCTCACGCAGTGCCGGCGTGGTCTTGCGGATACTCGTGATCATCGACTGAGAGGTTTGCTCAGCGAGGACCGCGGCCTTGCCCATATCGGACTGGAACGTCCCCGTGTCAGCCGACAGGGAGACGACGAGTGAGCCGAGACTACCGCTCACGTTTGAATCGGCAGGATGCCGCCTCGATCTTGTTGTTTACAGTCTGTATGCCTTTCATTTGCGTTACCTCTCGGGTGAAACGGTCTAAGGTCCTAACGCTTCAATGTCTCAGGCTTCGAACATGGTTTCAGCGACTTCGGGTCCGTTGAAACCGAAGCGCGCGATGCCTACATGCCGCACTTGCCTCGACAGGCGCGTGTCGCTGAATACCTCCGACTCATGCTCACGGAGTTTCTTGCAGAAAACTCCGTCATCAGGGTTATAAGCAGTCCTCTCACACTTTCTGATGGTGGCTTCGCAATCGCCTGGGGCCAGTAAGTCCAAGTCGCCTTCAAATGCCGCCCAGGGCGGCGGGATTTTCCTCAGCGTCGCCGCCCGTATCAGCATGAAACTGAATGATGTGAAGTCCACCTTTACCAAGGCCTTGTATTGATCGCCGACGTGCACCCCATTCAGCATGTTCATTCCCGGTATTTGCCTTCCCTGTCGCAAAGCCGCGTTGACCGCTTCGGGCTTACGTGCCCGGCGCTGGACCACGTTCACGGTCACGCAGTCCCGGTCGTGGACGAGGAGCTGGTGGAGCGCGTCCTTGGGGAAATAGAGATCTGACTCCACGTGTAGGATCCAATCGGCCTTCCACGCCAGGGCTTCGCGAAACATGCAGTTTCGACTGAAGGTGACATAGGCGAAGCGCATGTTGAATATCTTGATGTCGATGGGCTCGCCGTTCGGCGCCGGCGTCTTCGCCGCGTAGGAGACGAGACCGGCCACTGACATGGCGAAATCTGCCCGCCAGTCGTCGGTGCTGGGGATGCAGATCGCGACCTTCATCCCAGATCCTCGAATTCGTTGTTGCCCTTGCCAGCTGGTACCGCGATGCGTGTGCGGTCGCTGGGCGTGAACCCGAATTTGCTGAGCATCGAATTCAGCTGACTCAGACGGCCGCCCTTGACCGATGCGGGGTCGGTGCGGAATTCGATAATCAGCTTCACCAGGATCTCGAGTGCGATTCTGTCGCTGTTCCCGAGCACGCCGCCGGGGCTCATGGCGACGACCTCATCCCAGACCTCAGCGAACTTCGTGCCGAAGGTCTCCGGGGCTTTGCCGATGCCGGCGCTGGGCACGGGCTCGCGTCTATTGCGCCGCTCGGGATGCTTCTTGTACCCGCCACGCATCTGGATGATGTTGGATGGCGTCTTGTTTCTAGTCATTTTCATCAGGCCTCATGCTGTCGGTAAAAGGTGCAGCCGGTCGCGGGGAGGAGATGACCTCTTAACGGTCCAGCAAGCCGTTAAGAATCGTTGCCCCGCGCCGGCTGCAGTAAATTGCCCTCCTAGGTCAGGTGCGAGCACCCAGCGTCACGAAGTGAGACTTCGTGTTGCTGGACTTCGCCCTTGTAATTGCCGCCGAGAGCAGCGGCTGCCCACCGAACCTGACCGTCCACCGGAACGCCTGCATGTCGTAGTCGAAGTACAGGTGCATGGACTGCGCGAAGGTCGTTCCCGACTTCTTATTCGCGCTGTAGTAGCCCAGCGGGTCGATGAGGCTGATGTCACCGACCGTACCCAGTTGCTGCGCGTGCTCCGAGAACACCACGGGGCGTCCCAGGAGCGTGCCGAAGTCGACCTTGTCACTCAGCGTGCCGTTAGCAGGGATAAACAGCGGGCGGTTGCCGAGCTCGAGCGTGAGCAGAGGCGACATGAGGTCGCTATTCGCGACCCAGACCACTCTCGTCAGTGAGTCCGAGGGCATGCGGCTGAGCATGTTGCCGAGGTTGCCGAGCGTGAGCGGATTTTTCGCCAGCGTCTGACCGGAATCCTTCGCCACCGTGATCAACGGTGGCGAGTTCATCCAGCCCAGGGGCTGGCCTACGCCCGTGCCCCACATGATCGACTCCGAGAGCCTGTATCCGATTGCCCGCGCGCTCTGGCGGGTGAGGCGATCGTAGAGTCGGGGCGCGTCCTCGAGAAGCTCGTCCGTCGCGATGACGAAGGCGAAGAGCTTATGAAGCTTGACGTCGCTGAGCTTGCTCGAGAGCTTGCTGGCGTTGAGCTGGATACCCTCCTCGGCCCAGCCCGCTTGAACTCCTGCAGAGCCCCAGGGAGTGGTCTCGTCCTTCGTGACCTGGACCTGGTTGCCCTGGGTCGGCTCGGGCTCGATGAGGTTGTAGATCTCCGAACCGTCGTCGGTCACTGCCTCCCAGATGTCGTCGCGAATGGCCGGGGGGACCATGTAACCGTCGGTACTGCCGCCCTCTTGGTCGAAGGTGGACGGCCCCGCCAGCGGCTTCAGTCGCTCATCGACCGCACCCCTCATACCCGCGAGCTTCACGGCCTTGAAGAACTCGGCGCCGTTGCGGAACCCGGAAAGTCGTGGGCTCGAAGTGTCGGAGATCCTGTCGCTGCTGGGGTTCGAAGCCGTCAGCCTCCCGTCCACGTAGTCGGCGTGGAGATCCGTATATTCCTGGAACTCGTCTTCGCTGAGGCGTTCGCCGCTGCCGTTGGCTCGGGCCTTCAGGGCTTTGTATCGTGTGAGTCTGTTCATGTTCTAACTCCTAATTCGTGGCCGTCGCTGCTGCGGCGGCGTGGATTTCGTGGTTTTCACCCTGGCTAGGCAGGGCCTCGATGCTCGCAACGGCGCGCAACGGCTTGTGATGGTTCGGCTCGCATTGGCAGGGCAACACGAGAACTTATTTTGGAGAAACAAAAATTTGAGACACGCGCGGTATCCAGGGGTACCGGCTAAACATTCCGAGCCACCCCCCTGTGGGTCTGGACAGTTTCGAGATCGCGCGCGTGCCGGTATCAGCATTTCGCTTAAAGGGTTGGTGCCTGGGGCAGCTGGTGGCCATGCGGTTCATCCCGCACCACGCTTTAAATGAAACCTGGACCGCTTCGTCGACCTTGCGCCGCGTGCGTTCGCCTGGATCGGGCTGACGTGCTGGAATCGGCGGCCGTGCTTGGGCGTCGGCGTCGGTCGCAGCGTGAGCGACGCTCCGCACTCCCGGCAGCTGCCGCTGGATGGGGTGACGTAGTAACCGCAGGCGCAGCGCATCTATGCTGTCTCAACTTGTTCAGGCGAATGCTGGCTATCGTTCATTTCCCTGTTCATCCGCCTCGCCCAGGTGAGCGCGTGCTCGCCGGCTTTGCGTGGGATGGGAGGTTGTGTTGAAACGACAGTCTTCCTCAAATTTTGTGATTTTTCATCGTTCTTACGTTCCGTCTTGGAGTTAAGACTTGGAGTTCCGTGTCCCGTTTTCGGGCCTGTTCCACCGGTAAAAACGGTACTCTTTGATTCCGTTTTCGGGCCTGTTCCCATTGGAACAGTCCCCTTTTTGGGACTGTTTGTTTCCCACTGGAGGGAATAGACGATGACCTGGTTCGTGCGCCCCTTTCGCTCGCCCGTATCCGCCAGAAAACCGCGCTCAACAAGCCTCGCGAGGCCTCGGAGCACTGTTTTTCGGTTTTGCTGAGTGATCTCGGAGAGATAAGCAACCGACGGATATGTGCGGCCATTTTCTGGCGTCACGTCCGCACATGCGACCAAAAGGAATTTCAGACTGCTAGGCCGGATCGGCTGCTTAAGGGCCCAGGCGAGTGCCGCCGTACTCATCAGGCGGCCTTGTCGGCTTTGGGGTCGCGCGAGGCTTTGATACGTGCCTCGATCCAGGCCGCGAGTTCCGATTCCACGAAGGCCACGGACGCGGCGCCAAGGGTCACCGGAGCCGGCATCGTGCCGGCTTTAACGTACCGATACAGCGTGGCTTTTGAGAGCCCCAGGCGCTTAGCCGCTTCCGAAATCCTTACGAAACTTTCCATATACAGGCACCTCTGTTTGGTGCTGCATATAGTCCCGTGCGGCGATACCTAGTCTCTATGCCAAAAATGGGTTATTCGGAATTCTGGTCGCCAGGTATGAGGCAGATGAGATCTTGAGAATTGACGCCGAGCCCAGCAAGAAGTGTGCTCGTTCGCGTTTTCTCCGCCATGGCGAGTGCAGCCTCTAGCCACTTATCGGGCTGCTTCACGCACCATTCGACATCGAGCACTACAGCTTTTCGGCTCTGGTTCGCCTGCAAGGTCATCATGAGCGCATGGGCAAGATGCAAAACCGGCTTGGACGGTGTCCAAATGCGGTTAGAAAAATGGGGTTGGTCGGTATCTAATCCGCGACTTTTCAACAGTCGTGCTTGGCTCGTGGTCACGTTCTTTGGGGGAAAAACGGTAGCGAGGTTGGTGAGGCTTCTCCGTAGCAGTCCACCTGAGACGGTAGGATAAAATGCCCAGCTTGCGGCCGTGAAGCGGCGACTCACGATGATGCGGCCCGCGCTGTTCACGATCCGGAGAATGTCTCGATTGCGAATATCGGCAAATCCAGGCGAGGGGACGCTGTAACCGGCGACTTTAGCTTCCTTCCAGGCCCACGCCTGCACAGCATCGACAAACTTATGCCGCTTTGGAATGTCATCTGGATACGCGACCGTCGCGAGATACATGGCGGCGCCGATCACAGCGTCTGGCCCGTGAGTCGGAATTGATGTTATTTCCCGCAGTGTGCCGTCTCGAATCTCCACCGAAGCGCCCTTACGTCAACCCTTGAGAGGAACCGCGCCAGCCGGGAAGGGTTACCCGGTTTTCAGCCCGTCGACCTAGGCGCGGCTTTTTACTCGACTACAATTCAGCAGTAATGCAAGCGTTGTGAGTTAGAGCCCACACGATCCTTGCGCTAGCAGCTTTGAGAAGTTTCGTCTCCTCCTCCCGCCAATCCAAATAGTCTTCGATGTTCTTAACGACATCCAGCAAGGCATGGGCATAATTTTCATCTTTTTTTAGGTCAGCGAGCATCTTGGTCGAGCTCTGTGTAAGCGTTGCATACGCGATCCGCCGGACTGGTCCCCAGCCCTCGGCGCGTTTTTCGCCGGCTTCCACTTCCGTTGGCATTAACGCTGGCGAGAAATCGGGAGCAATATGTCTAGGTGTTTTCTTGGTCATAGGACCTCCCAGTTTTACGGCGCGCCGTTTTGTCTCATGCTGACTTTAAGTCGGGAACGGGATGCCTCTCTTTGAGATGCTGCCGCAACTCCGCACGGGCTGTCGTTACTAGGTCCGCCATTGTCCAGAGGTAAGCATCCCTGATTTCATCATTGAGGTTGTTGAACGATTCAAAGGATCCTCCAAAAGTATGCTGAGTCAACGCGTGTAGTTTGGTAAGGATGTTTTCAATATTGTCGATGTGATCAATTCGCGTATTCATGGTATTGCTCCGTGTTGCGTTACGCTTGTTCTCTTCGCAAAGGTGGCTGCCCCCGCGCAGCTCGTGCAAACATGCCATTCTCCTAACTCATCTCAGGGTTGGGACGGTCACGAACCCCTCCGGTAATCCTTCGCCAGCGTCGGACTTCTGTTCCGACTCATCTCCCTGCTCCTCTATCTCGGCTCTCAGACGATTCAGCACCTTTACTGCGGCATTGCGAGCTGCGGCACCTTTCTCCGAGCCTCCATTCAGGAAAAACGCGTCGTAAAAGATGCGGATGTCCGAGGCGTCTATAGCCGTTATGGGGTTGCCATCCTGCTGCAGCTCGGCGGCATGGACTATTTGGCTTAGCACCTTGCAGCCAGCGGCGAGGCGTTGGGTAGTCTCGATCTCCGGATCATTGAAGTCGGTCCTGATATTGAGTGCCGATGTTGCTACTGCGTCGCTGACGCCGCACAGGCCCAGCATGGCGTCATAGCGGCTTACCGTAATCATGATTTTCTGAAGCATATTTCGTTCTCCCTTGGGTGTTATGCCTTGCGACGTTCCGCCAGCGGCACCACGCTACGTGCCTTGCCGCTTTCCAGTGAAACCAACAGGTCGGCCCACAGCGTGAGGGCCTGTTTGCGTTCCTCGAAATAGTCATGCCGGTTGTAGATGCCTTCCACGTCCTTCAGTGCGTGATTAAGGGCACGCTCGGCGACCTCGCGGGTGATCCCGAGTGCCGCCAGCTGAGTGCGGGCGGTGCGACGCATGTCGTGGATGGTGAAGTGATCGAGCGCATGCTTTACGCGGCCGAGGGCGACGTTGAGCGTGTCGGGCGAGATATGCGGGAAGCGCTGGCGCTTGGCACTGCGCTGGATGCGCGCCGGCAGCACGTACTCGCTTCCAGCTGCGAATACCTGCAGCTCGCGTAACCACGTCACCACCGCGGCCGCCAGGGGAATGTCCAGGGGCTGGCCGGTCTTGGTGCGGTCCGCCGGCAGACTCCAGACGCCGCGCTCGAGGTCAAACTCGGCCCATCTGGCAGCGACGAACTCACCTTTGCGCACGCAGGTCGCTAGCAGCACCAGGAACGTGAGGTAGTTATCGCGACCCAGGTTCGGCGTCGCCTTCATCGCCTGAAAGAGCGCGGCGATTTCGTCGCGACTCAACGCCCGCGACCGCGATTTCTCGGGGCCACCGGCATCGGCGATCGTGAAAGCTGCAGCTGGGTTGTGGGGAAGCTGTCTCCGCTTCACGCCGTGGGCGCAGATGGCCACCAGGTGGCGCAAAACGTCATTCGCCACGGTCCGGGCCCCGGCGTCGACGACGCGGGTTATCACGCGGTCGATATGCTCAGGCGTCACATCCGCCGCGCTCTCGCGGCCGATGACGGGATAGACGTGCCGGCGCAGCACTCGGTGCACGACCTCGGGGTATTTCACCCGCCCCTCGATCATGCGCCTGTACCAATCCTCGGCCAGCTCCTGGAACGATTGACGGCCTGCCTCGGCGACGGCAGCGCGGATCCGTTCACGCTTGTCCGTCGCCACGTCCACGCCCTGATCCACGCGCACGCGTGCGGCCGCGGCGGCACGGCGGGCAGCCATCAATGGCATGTCGGGATAGTTGCCTAGAGTGAGCTCGCGCGGGCGGCCGCCGAGTCGGAAGCGTAAGACCCAGCTGGCGGTGCCCTGGCGTGAGAGCGTGAATGTCAGGCCCTCGCCATCGCTGATGCCGGCCACGGGCTTCTTAGCACGCACCAGCGCGCGGATCTTCGCGTCAGATAGCTTTCCCAT